GCTTTGCGGTTAATTTGGAAACCAAATAGTTGTCCCATTATTAATTAACTCAATCTTTACCTAAAGATATTTAGGCGATGGCGATTCCGCTTCTTCCAGCGACTGACTCACTATCACCAGCTCCAGCAACAGTCCAGTATGAATACTGGAATTCAATTGAGAATTCTTCAATCTGATCATTACTATCATAAGCAAGATCAATTGCAGAAGCACTTGTTGGGAATGCATACCATAACTTGTATGATCTTACAACTTCTCCACCAGTTGAATCATCTTTTTCTAATTGCTTAACAGTAACTGTGCGACCATACTGTGTTGGATCAATGATACCAGCAGTATTTGCTTGGTGTGAATTGATTTGCTCTAACCACTTCTCAAAGTAGGAACGTGTTTTAAAGTCCTTATCGTTGATGAATGTAGCAGACCAGTTATCAAATGTTCTGTCTCCAGCAATCTTAACTGTTCTACCTCTGAATGGAACTTCAATAACACCTACGTTAGATGATGGTAGAGCAGCAGACTTGCACATATATGTTACGATCTCGGTATCTTCAGCTTGTGCTCCATCAGGAAACTGAATTGATACCTCAAACATATTAGGGCGTACACCCTGACTTACCTTAGAAAGGAAGCTTGAAACATTACTTGTAATAGACATTTTTTTAAATTACTCCTCTTGGTTCTTATTTAGTGAATAGATCAGCGTCCAACTACTTCGCTGAATGAAACTCCAGTACGTGTAGCAGTAAATGTAACTGTTACGTAGTTGATGGAACGAGCAGGTTTGATGAATAATTCAGCAACAAACTCATTACGATCAATTACGTCTGGTGTGTTATTGCTTCCATCACATACAACTAGGAAATCTGTGATACCCTGCTGTGCAGAGATTTCATTTAGATATCCATTGATGTTTGCAAGGAATCCAGAACGAGTAGTCTCGTCATTGATCTCAAAGAGAACAGACTTAGCAAGTCCTTCAACTCTCTTCTCAATATTGAGGAAGAGTCTACGAACATTGATACGATCAAATGCAGATGGTGATGCAAGAGCAGTCTTGTCACCAAATAGAACTGGACCTGTACCAGGGAATGTAACGATTGGGTTAATTCTATTCTGATATAGTTCGTCTCTATCTGCTTTGTTTGGATTGTAAGCAAGTTTAATAACATTGCGTAATCCACCTCTTGCCATACCAGCAGGAGAAATCCAATCAGCAATTGCACTAGATGTGCTTACACATAAACCAGCGATGTCACCGTTAGTTGCAACATAACGATACTTATCGTTGAAGCGGTCATACATGTACTTGTAACCACTATCAAGAACAGCGTAAGATGTTGATGTTACGTTGTTAAAGAAGTTAAGTGTATTTGTTCTTTGCTGTACAGCAGAAAGAGCAGCACCACCAGTACCAATTTGGTTACCACTGTAAGGAGAAACAAATGCTACACAGTCTTTACGTCCAGCAGCAATTGCAACAACCTTCTGTGCTTTAGAAAGTGTATCTTGTTCTGTACCAAATGAACCACCCATGAGAACAAAGTCAACCTCTGTCTCTTCAGTGTCTAGGAATAAATCATATCCAGCACCAACTTCACCAGCAGTATATGCATAGTCGTCAGTACCATTTCCTAGATCTGTTTCATTCTTAGCAACTAAGAGGAACTTACTTCCAGATGCCAAAGCAGCAGAACCAGAACCAATAGCAACACCACCACCAGCTTGAACTGGTTCAATTGTGTTAGCTAAATCATTTCCGTGGAAAATGTACTGTGACTCAAGATTAATAGCTTCTTTAAAATAAGTAGAACCACCTTCGGAACTCTTACCGTCAGATAACTTAGAGAGATATGTAAATCTTTCTACCACTGTATTAGCAGCACCAGAGACATCTCCAGTTGTGTCAATAACAGCAACGTGAATTTCATCATATGAAATACCACGAGAAGATGCAAATTCAGATGTACCAGGACGAGGACCAACAGCAGATAGTTTCAATCCTGTTGTTCCAATCGTTGTGTTTGTATACCAGTCTTTAACGCTATCAACATTGATGTTATCGTTAGAAACAGTATTAAGTGTAACAGTTAAATCTAGAACAGCACCGTTTCCAAGTCCAGCAGCAGCACATGTTACTGTATCGTTAGTAGAATATCCAGTACCACCATTAACAATAGTTGTACTAGTTACATTACCACCAGCATCTATTACAATTTGAAGTCTTAGTCCAGTACCACTACCATCAGCAGGATCTACAGTGTGTGTACCAACCTGTGAACCTTGTCCAGCATAAGCACCAGCAGTTACTGTTGTTGCAACACCGTCACCTGGCTCATCAAAGTCATCTCCAGGAGCAATTAGTGTAGATGGGTTATCCAAGATAACTGCTAACTCTTTAGCAGCAGCATCCCAAGAATAAATTCTACCTTGAACACCAGAGGTTGTTGTGAATGCAGTATTAAGTGCAGTTGTTGCTGGAGCAGATGCTAGTGTAAGAATCTGATCAGCACCACGGTCTACAGCAACTACCTTAAGTGAGTTACCCCATGTACCAGCAGAACGTGCAGCAAAGATGTTGGCAGCACCAACACCAGCATTCCATTCTGAATCGTTACTGATTAATGTACCTGCACCGTTAGTAGCGTTGAGAACGCCAGTACCAGCACGAACTACAGCGAGTCTACCGCCATATCCTAAAAATTCTGATGCGACTAACCAGTCTTCTGCGTTAGCATCATTTGGTGTACCGAAAGTACTAATAAATTCCTTTTGACTTGAGATGCTTACGATCTGTCCAATCGGTCCTTTTTGAAATGATGATGAAAATGCAGCAGTTAAAGCTGAATCTCCTACTATAACAGCGTTGGTTAGGTCACGTTCCCTAAGAACTACACCAGGCGAGACTTGACTTGCCATGTTTTAACTCCTCGTAGATGCTCTAAATTATCTTTAAGTATTTAGAATTTCCAATAAGTCTAGAAGTCAGAAACCCTAGGGGGGTATTCAAATACCCCTAGAAGTTCCACATGTATGCAGCTGATTCTTGTGTATCTCCATAAGCCCAAAGTTCTCCATCACCATCAACGAATGTATCATCACCCATACCATCATCCACAAATCCAAATGGAGCCATGTCCTGTTCTATCTGATCTCTCTGTTCTTCATAAATTCTTCTTCTGACATCTTGATCTGTCATCTCTCTGAAATACTCTTGCATGACCAACCAAGCAAAGAGTACAAGACACATCACTAAGTCATCATGATATCCATCATCCGCTTCCCAACACTGTTTTCGCTGAATGAAGGTTGTTAATTCTCTGAGTATATCAAAGTCTTTAAAGGTTAACTTGTCATCTTCTATAATTGCTTTAAGGTTAGCACAACCTTGCTTCTTCACAGTGATACTCATCTTAACACCCAACTGTGTCTTGTTACCTGAGAACCCCTGACCCACTACTTGACCAGCTCTACCACGCATTGCACACATCAATACGTTAGGATATTCTAGGTCATAATTTAATGTTGCTCCAATACTATCTCCAATATCATTTACCTCAATTAAGATATATGGGAACCGATACTCTTTGGCTACGGAATGTATTACAGACGGAAATAGTACAGGTTTGATTTCATTATTCCTGTACTTGGCAACAATTTTATACGGTAACGTGGTGATATCAAACACGACAAAAGCAGAGTAGTCGCCACCGATACCTCTGGCAACATCCACAGTGATAATATATTCGTGACCTTCTTTGCTTCTTTCGTATACGTCAAGTCCAGCATTGCTTGTAATAGGATCTTCAAATGGAATAGCTTGTAGTTTGGATGGAGATATAAGTGTATCAGCAGACCCAAGGAAGTCGCACTCAAACTCTTGAGCGAACTGTCTCTTGGACGTGTTCTTCATCGTCTCCGCTTTCCACTTGGCATCTCTGCCTGGTACTTGTGACCAGTGTACCTCATTGGTAGTATAATCATTCTTACCATTCTTAGCATCTTCCCACATCTTATAGAAGTGGTTCATACCATTAGGTGTAGATATGATTATAACTTTAGTTGATTTACCAGATGTAATAGTAGGATATACAGATGCAAAGAACTGTTCTGCTACGTGGTTAGGAACGAATGCAAACTCATCAAGGAATAGTATGTTGAATGACATACCACGAACCGCACTAGCAGACGTAGAAGCAGCAAGAATCTTAGATCCGTTCTCTAGTTCAACATTACCTTTGTTCCATACTAGAATACCATGCTGAATCCATCTAGGTAAATTCTCATATGCTAGTTGTAGTCTACCTAAGAGTTCCCTAGCAGTAGATGCTTTGTTAGCAAGTATCCCAATGTTAACGCTATCATTGAAGATAAGATAGTGAAGCAGATACGCCACCACAGTGGTTGACTTACCAGTCTGACGAGG